AAAGTAGAATGACCTAACGCAGTATTGTTAACTAAAGAGTTATTCCCTTTGCCAATTGTTAAACCTTGAACCTTTAAATCATAATTTCCCAAATCAACCGCACCCGTTGCGCCGATGTACGGAACATTATTCAACAACGTACGGAATGCCGTTGCGGTTAATTTGAATGATGTTCCGGATGTTGGATCACCGATCAAAATCAAATCGGTTAACGCCGCGCCCGTCCTGGTATCTAATTGATTAATTTTTTTATTCGCCATGAAATAATTTTGAATTATTATCGATTAAGAAATATTGATTGTCGGCCCATAGCAAAAATTCATTTATGTCAACAACCGCTTGGCATTTGTTTGCATCAAAACGAACGCCAATTTCAACATTGATTGAAACGCCGGCGGTCAAATCTTGCAATTGATAATCACGTATCGTTAAATCGTAATCCTCAGCAATGACCCATGAATGTTGGAAACCGAAATAATTCAACATCGCCAAAAAATCCATCGCAACGGATAACATATCGGATTTGATTTCGAATTCATTTTGTAGCGCGTTGTTTGCAATATCCATCAAATCAAAAAAATGAAACGTGAATGAATATTTGCATAAACGATCCGTCAATGAAACAACCCCGGTTCGATCAAGTTCCGCGAAGCATGCCGGATAAACAACATCCGGGCCATCAAGGAATTCATCAAAATTCCCAATGAAAAAATGATTGATTTGTTGATGTGATGTTGCCAATGCGCCGATCCTTGCCACCACTTGTTTCAATGTCAATGATGAATTCGCATATTCCGAAAATGAAAACGTTGTCGGAACTTGGCAACGATTCGCATCGAATTTGATTCCGATGGTTACATCAACGGAAACGCCACATGTTAAATCTTGTAATTCATAATCGCGGATTGTCATGTTGTAATCATCGCCGATTTCCCAATCGGTATAATCTTGATCCTTTAACAATGCCAAATAATCCTGGGCCACGCTTGCCATGTCCGATGTTACATCCCATACGTTTTCCAATGATCGGTTGGCGGTGTCCATCAAATCAAAAAAGTAAAACGTAAAATTCAAATTGGCCACGCGATTCGATAGCGATATCGTTGAATCGGATTTCAATTCGCAAAATAACGCCGGATAGGTTACATCTTCATCATCCAAAAATTCATCGAATCCACCGATGAAAAAATGGTTAATTTGCCGATGGCTTTCCGCTAATTCCGTTAATCTTGATATGACTTGTTTTAACGTCATTTATTTTTTCTTGTTGCGCTAAAAATAAACGCAATTTTTTTTCGTTTTTTTTCGATTTGTTTTTCGGCATCTTTAAATATAGTATGGATCATTCGAATTGTACCCGGCCGGCGGACGCTTATTCAACGAATAATCATCGCGCGGTATTTCGGTTTCATCCCCCAAATATATTGGCGATGAATACGAAACGCGTTCCGGATGTACTACATCAACCCCCGAAACAAAATTCAAATATTCCGGAAAATAATCATCGGCGTATTCAATCAAATAATTGCGCAACATTTTTGCGTAATGTTCCGCCCTCGATTTGTATTTCGCGACAATGGAATACATTTCCGACATGCTCGGTTGTGTTGCATTGTCCACTGTTTTTTGCGAAACGCCTTTATTCCAATATTGATAATTCAACCCTTCGGGTAATTCCGCCATTACATAATTGCAACAACATTCAACAATGTAATTGTCAACCAATGATTTGTAATTTCCGGCCAATGTATTCGTTGAAATGTCATTCAATATTTTATTGAACAAAGTTGATCCCAAAATCGGCATGATGTACAAATCTTGAACCGCTTTGATTTCGGGATAAATCAATTTATCATCGATGTTATCATGCAATGACATGCGTTCCTTTATGACGGATGGTAAAATCAAATATGTTATTGTTGCCATTGTTTTATTTCTTTTTAATTACAACATGTTTCATCCACCCATGACGGCATTGGAATTCAATGGTTCCGTTGTTGTTCCAATATCCACCGGCGCGCTTGAAAACCGAATACCCCAAACGTTCCGAAAGTTTTTGAATATCTTGTCGGCTAAACATTCGCGATTTGCTTAACCCAACCATTTTAACACAAAACGGCCTTGATGTTTTCAATAGTTCCGGCCCGGAAACGCCATCGCGTTTTTCATAGGTGTACATCACTTTAATTTCCGGTAATGTTCTTGCCGGTAACCTTTCCAATATTTTGCGGACGGGGATTCCGCCGACAATTTCGGCTTTGATTATTTCACGTTTAACAAGGTTCTCAACGATATCATCAACAACGTTTGTATCGTATTTCAACGCCTCGGCGATTTGCACATTCGATAAATCCGGTTGTTTCTTTAACAACTCCATTATTTTGGCCTCCCTTTCGGTGAATTCCGAAACCGCGGCGAATGACATTTTGAAATCATCATCATCCCCGGTGTAAACTTCGCTTTTTAATATGCTGAAATTTTCACGATTTTCCCCATATTCCGCAAACATGTCCGCGATGAATTCATCGGAATCATCCATGAATTGTTGATCCGCCATCATTGGGTTTTCATCTAATCCCAAATATTGATTGATTTGATCATTGGTAAATCCGTATGCCGACAATTGAATTGATGCTTGGCCCTTTGTCAACTTACCCTGGCTGAACAAACGAACGATCCGCAAAAGGTTTTGTTGTTGCCTACCGGATAATTTTATCAATGCTTCATTGCCCATTTGTTCCGGCATCACGTTGTTTACGGCCGTTTTGATGCCGTATTTTGCCGGATCGATTCCGAACTTCTCAAGTATCCACTCCTTCGGTAAAAGTTCCTTAAATTGAACCGGATCAAGTTCCATGCCCACCGGCTCAACATCCTTCAAATGATATTCGGCATCAACACCGGCAACCCCGGAAAAATACCCGACAATTTCCTCGATTTGTTTTTGCTTATGCGTTACATAGGTGTTTTTGAAAATCTCATAGGCCGTTTTCAATTCGCTTGAATTGCCCAACTTGCCCTCTTGTTGAATTCCAAAAAGTAACGGATGCGTGATATTATGGCCGCTAAAAATGTTATTCGTGATTAAATTATCAACCGCGCCGAAATCTTCCTTTGTTAAATCCGATGCTCCCAAATCATCAATTGTCGGTCGCTTTGTCGGATCATTGTTGAATCCGATTAAAACTTTTTTACCCTCGGCCCCGGTGGCGGCGTTTTCTAAACGCGCGGTGATTTTGCGCTTTTTATCTTCATCCGGTTCCCCGTTATAAAAATTTATGAATTTCGATGCGCTGAATCCGGTTTTCGCATTTGTTAACGTGTGCCTTGAAACCTCAATATCCGATTCAACCCAATTGCACGCCGCAACCCATGACGGCAACGCGTATGGGTTTTTGCCACATCGGTATTCCTTAAAATAAAATATTGATGTTTTATTGTTCGATGGATTGAATGCCGGGTATTCCGCTTCGGGTTGTTCCCATGTATTGTTCCATTTTTTACGATAGTAAAAACATGTGTTATCCTCATTCGCGCGTATGCGATCGTATGACATGTGGTAAACATTGAATCCACCGGCCAATTTCGGGATGACCTGGAAATAAACACCACCAAAATTCTCAATGTCCAAACATGCCAATTTCATCAATTGATCCCATGATTGTTTTTCGTTGGCCTTTTGCAAAAATACCTTTCCGGGTTCGGAATCGGTTGTCAATCCATTACCTAAAATGTAAACACATTTCCCGTTGATGATGGCGTTGTGTTTTGCGGATTTGTTATACAACCACAATAAATAAGTTGGATAATCATTTCGATCGCCAAACGGAACGAAATCAACGCCACGCTTTTTTTCCATTAATGGAATGCGCGAATCGGCGAATTCCATCGCTCCAACCTCGATCATTTCATCATTTGTATTTTTAACCGGCATAGCCTTTGTATATCGTTTCGGGTTCATAGCCTTGTTGTATTAAGTTTGCCGCCGGATTCAATAGCATCTTGCCACATTCAACCAAATTCAACCCGGATGGATTCAAATTCGTTGAACTCGATTGCTCATAAACCTCATAGGAATATTGCCCGGCCTGGGCGGTTGCAAATAATGTAATTGTGTTAAACGTGTATATGTTGGCGCGTTCCGGATAACTTGATGTGTCGGACGCGGAATTTACAATGATTTTGTATTGAACTTTCGTTGATACATTCGTGAACACGAACAAATAATACGGATTGGGAATCGTTGTTGATTCATTCAACGTTACGATTGTGTCCGATTGTGTTCCGATTGTATAAACGATCATGTTATCATGTGGCAAAAAACGTTCGTTTGTTGAAATAAAAAAGGCCGCCAAATTAACGGCGGCCCCTCATGGAATCATGTGTAACCCACAACATGAAATTATGTTAGCAATGTAGCCAGGGCGGTTGAATTTACTTCGTATGCAAGGTTTTTTTCATCGCCACTGAATGCCAATTCGTAACCATTACGATCGGCCAAAAGTTTGCCGGTCTTGTTTGCCGATGTGTCCAACATCAAACCATAATCGCGGCCATACATCCAACCGGTTCCGTTTTCATCAACGAAAACAAATATCAATCGGTTTTGTGCCAACAACACCAATTCATTTCGAACGGATGCCGTCATTTTGTTGATCGGGAATTTAATCGTTTGCTTGTTAGTCAACGTTCCCATTTCGCGGTTTCCTGCATAGGCTTCATCGGCCTCGGCGGTGTGGGCGATCAAATTATATTTCTTGAATGTCTTTGTCGATGCTTTTGTAATCGCCGAAATAACGCCGGCGGATTCGGTAATCGCGGTAACGTTTTCGTATTCGATTACATAAATTTCCTTGATGCCCCCGAAATTGAATCGGCAGTCAAGGTTATATCCTTGGGTAAGTACGCAGGGCATATTTGTAGTATTTTAAATTAGGGCCGGATAATATGTCCGGCCCTTATTGAATCATTTATCCAAGATACAACACATTGTTAGCCTGGCGCGCAACGTGTGCGGCGATGGTGAAAATGTGTTTCACGAACATATCTTCACGATTGTTTGCAATCTTGTTGATTTCCATGCGATTGATATCGGCAACAAGATCGGTACACCAAATCAAATTTGATGGCAACGCGGCAACGATACAATTTTCGGGAACGGGAACGAATTTGATTTCGATTCCGTTGTAGAAATATTTATCGGCCTTAATGTCAACGCTGAACAAATCGCGATATGTTGCACTAACATTGAAAATGTTAATGAACTGCTTATGCGAATATGGCGCGTACAAATACGGCTTTTCGGTTTGTGCCAAAACAACGGCCGGGATTGCGGCGTAAACTTTTGCATATTCGGCGGCAACATCACCGGCATCAATTGTGGTTCCGGCAACTTTAACGCGTGTTCCCAATGCGCCATTGTTGTATATCATCTTCGCAACAACACCATCAAATTGTGTGGCGGTTTGCGCTGCGGCCCATGTTTGTTCGGCGGCTCCAACTGAACCCTGGCCGGTTCCCGGTGTCAACGCTGCGATAGCGGTTTTTGTTGCGGCGGTAATACCACTCCACCATTTTGTTTCGGCATCGGTTGAAATTTCTTTTCCGTATGCGGCCAAAACAACGCGTTCGAATTCGGTGGACATCATTTCCCATGCGCCCGGCTTCATTGACCTTTTGAACCTTGAAGGCCTCAATGTGTTGGGATCGAATTCTTGATAGTACATTACTTTGGTCGGTGTAACCGATGTATCATTCAAGGTGATCGTTCCCTGGCTTGTTGGTGCGCCGGATGCAAACGCTTGCAATGTTACCGCGTTTGTATTTTCGGTGAAAATACTTTCGTTTTTAACATCGCTTTCGAATGAAACCAAATTGTCTGCAATGGTTTTGTTTTCGAATAAAAGTTCCTCCAATACCGGCTCGTATGCCTTACCGCGTATATCAACGATACTTGCTGAAATTGCCATTTTATTTTGTTTTAGATTTTGAAATTTTCTTTTCGGTTTCTACTTCCTCGATTTGATCCGGGAACCTTTTTTGCAAATGCTCCAATTGTTCTTGGCTCAAATTCGATTCCGATGTGAACGGGTTTGATGCCGGGCCGTATGCCCAAATTTCAATCCCATCTTTTATTTTTAATGCCATTTATTAAAAGTTTTTTGATGCGCGGAATTTTTCCAATGCCGACATTTCATCAAACGATTTCACCTTTTCGGTGGGTTGTTGAACGGATGTATTCGCGATGGTTTCCACCAAAGAAAACATTTGTTTCAATGTTTCCGCTTGTTTGTCGATTGTGTTTTTTTGCTCGGCAATGGTTTGCTTCAATTGTGCGATGTCGGTTTTCGCGGCCGCGAAACCTTGTTGGAAATCGCTAAACATTCCGGGTAGTTTTTTCATCGCTTCAACTTCAACCTCAACAACGGGCGCAACTTCGGGTTGCTTTACTTCGGTAATCAATCCGCCGGCAACAACAATTTTTGAACCATCTTCGAATTCATGTTCGCCATCCGGTGCCGGTTCGCCGTTCAATGTAACCGATCCGCCAATTTCCAACTTATCGATGGAAACAACCGCGCCGGATTTCAATTTGTATTCCATGAACTTTTGCGGTTCCGCCGGAACCGGTGTTGCCAATTGTTTTTCCATATCGCCAAAAACCATATTTCTTATTTTTTCAACTGCTTCCTTTGGTGTCATGTGATTATTCTTTTTTGTTTGTGGCAAAATTTAAAAGGTTGTTGAATTTAAAATTTCAACTATTTTTTCAAATTGTTCCGCGTATTCATCTTTTTTCTTCATTCCAAAATTACCCTCAACGCTGAATCCCTTTATCATTCCATCCTTTACCATTTGCCACGCGACATCATTTTCAACGTACATTGAACCGAACAATGATCCATCGGCCAAATCTTCAAACCCTTTCATCGGACGGATTCCGCGCGCTTTATCGGATTGGAATATTTCAAACAACGTAACCCCGGGAACCTTCATATCCGCGTTGTGCATCAAATTAACGTTGTTATGAAATCCCATTTTCGCCAACTTGATGGCAATTTTCTTGATTGTTTCCGGTGAAAAGAAAACCTCATAATCCCCCAATTCCGGATCGGTTCGGAATATCCTTTGATTCGCAATCATCAATGGCCCGGATATGATTCGCTTTTCTTCATCTTGAATCGCGAATGATCCGCGATCGATTTGCTTCAATTTACGTTCCGCCCATGCGATACCTTCATCGCCACCCCAACACAACCACATCAAACGGCCGCACCCTTCGCCCAATGGACGATCTGAATTCTGTTTGTGCCTCTTAAACGCGGACATCCGGGCGATCGTTTCACGCGTCAACTTTTCGCGGTTCGCGATTTGGTTGGCTCTTATTTTCCCGGATGCTTCGCCACATTCACCCCATCCGTTTTTTTCAACCCAACGTAACGCCGTTTTTGCATTTTCAACGGCGGCATCCGGGTAATCATTCCATGATTCCGCGAATAATTGCGGCTTGTTTACATATTCGCAATTGTGGCATTTGTACGGCATTTCGCCACCATCGGTTAAATTCCATGAATGTTCGCAATTGGCGCATTGAATGAACAAATCGTTCATGTGGTACAAATAAACGCTATGGGCCGAATGTACGGCCCCGGACATCAATTTCCCGAATGAATCCAAATGCGTTGGCCCGGTGTATGGTTTGCCGTCCTTTGTGTAATGCGTAACGCCATCCGAAAAATGTTGATCCCACATCGAATAACAAATGGCGGCGGCTTGCCCGGCTTCCTTGCCTTCGCTAACAACATAGGAAATGCAACGCGGAATGAAATCATCTTTGCGTTCGCCCTTTGTTGGCTCGACAAACTGATCATTGAATTTCACAAAATCTTTTTTAATCGCCGGGCGATCAACCAGGGCGATGAAATCAACCATTAAATCCGAATCCATATCATCGGAAATCATCATTTCATAAACGGGTAATTTTTTCATTTATATTATTTTTTTGTTTTATCCTAAACGGGCGGCGCGTTGCAAACGTACATTGCGTTCATCGGAATTCCTGATATCCGAATCCAACACATAGGCGCGATTGACCCCGCCGGCGGCGGCATTTCCAATATTTTGAATCGTTGATGCGCTTAATGATGTCGCGGTTGATTGTGGCGCAACGGGCGCGGCAACACTTGCCATTGTCGGCGTTGAACCACCGCCACCACCCCCGGCACCGGGAACTTGGGTTCTTCCAATATTCCGGACGGCCGAAAAACCGGACGCTAAAATTGTGGCAACCGATGCAACCTTTTGAATCGTTCCGAATGGTTCCGGGATGATTGTTTTATTCCGCAATACTTCGGTAACGCCCAAATATGTGTTAATTAACGCTTGGGATATTGCCAACGCTTTTCCGGCAATCGTTTGTTTTCCAACCAGGTCGCCCAATGCGCCTAACGTTTCGCCGGTCATTTTGTAGGTGTCGCGTTTTTGTTGTTCGAATAACAAAACCGCGTCCTTTCGATCCTTTTCTAATTTCGTGGCATCATTTATTTTCTTTTGCGCTGCATCGTATGCTTTATTTTCCACCTCCGCTTCCGCTTCCATTCGTTTAACAAATGCCGCGTTTTCGGCTTCAAGGTCGGCCTTGTCTTTGTCGGCCTTTTCCCTTGACATCTTTATTTGCGTGTCGAATATATCTTTTTGCGTTTCGGCACTAATTTTATTGAATAATCTTCTTTGCGCTTCCTCCTCCTCCGCAATGGCTTTTTTTTCGGCGGCTTCCTCTTTTCGCTTTGCGATGCGTTTATCGGATTCCTCCCTTTCAATCGATGTGATTTGCGATTGTGTTTTTTTCGAAATCTTCGCCATCGATGCCGCTTCATTTTCGGCGGCGATGATCATGGAATCAATCGCGGATAATTTTTCCTTATCCACATTTTTCATGCCTTGCAATTCTAACCGGGCCGCCTTCAATGATTCAATTGAACCCTCACGAATCTTTGCAATCAAATCGCCACGCGCGCCCAATTCCATCGCCATCGCCTCCATCGTTAGCCTCGCCTTCATTTGGTTAATCTCAATAACCTTTTGCGATTCCTCCCTTTCAATCCGGGCGGCCTCTTTTAGCGCCGCAACGCGATCACGAATTGGTAAATTCGCATCCGCGGCGATTTCGCGCGCATCTTGCAATTTACGATTGGCCTCGGCCGTTGCAATTGCCGAATTCTTTTGCGCATCCTCCAAATCATCCAACGCCTCGGTGATTTCGCCAAACCTTTGCGCCGTTTGTTCCGTTGTAACGCCCAACGCCGACAAGGCGCCAATTAATCCGCCGGTGATGTTTTCTATCAACCAAACAAAACCATCAATCAACGGCGTTAAAATCCCGGTGATGAACGTATTGAAAACGCCGGACAATGTACCGAATGCCTTTCCCAACGAATCGGAAACGCCTTCCATTTGTTTGAACTTTTGGAATAGCGCCACAACCAACCCGGCAAGCAATGCAAAAACGCCGATGATCGGATTCGCTTTCAAGATATTAAACGCTTGGGTTAATGCCCCCACCCCCTGGGACGCCTGGCCCAATGCCGGCGACAATGCGCCCAATTCGCCCTTTAATTTACCGAATGATCCCCCGGCCTCTTTTGTTTGCGTTGATGCGCCTTTTAGCGCGTCTTGGGTTTTGCCTATTTTTTCCGCGGAATTCCCGGTGTCAACTTGTAATTGCGCTTTTATATTTATGTCCGCCATTAGTAAATTCTATTTATAATTTTAATTAATTCAACATTGCAAACATCTTCATTGGTGGCGTTGAAATCGGTGATTTTATTCAACCGATACAAAACCCCATCAATCCAAATTAACCGCGCGAAATCCAATTTATATATATCTTTAAACGCTAATTTCATGGTGCATGTCAACAACCGGGAATCTTTGTCGGTGATTTCGGCCATGTAGGAACTCCAATAATTATTAAACAAGTTATTCGCGGTGTAATTGGTTACCGAAAAATCCAATTCTTGTGGCGGTGAAAAACACAAATCAAACGTTGGTGTTATCGGATCATCGACATGGCCGGCATAACCATAATCGCCAAATGATGCCACAACGCTTGCCCCGTTTTTCATATTCCATGATGTTACCCCGGTGATTTTTTTGGCTTGCATGATTCGGATCACCGAATCCATTTTATCCTCTTTTGTGTTTTCGTTGGATTTTTTAAAAATGGACGGGTAAACCTTATCCGTTCCGGTGTATTTTGTCAAAACGGAATTCGCGAATATTAATTCAACGGATGTGGTTTCTTTTGCGAATTCGAATTCGGTATCGAAAATAAAATCGCCGTACCCCTCATTGAATTTATTTCGATAGTTTTCCGAATAAAAATCGTTGTCGGTTTTATACTTAAAATTATAATATCGTGAATTAAGTTCCGCCATTGGTTTGATGCGCATCGGTTTCGAACGATCAACTTTTAGCGACCAATCAACCGATGTTGCATCCTCATAAAACGTAACGAATGGCAATACCTTCAATTTCTTTTCGGTTTCGTAATCTTCGAAAACGTAAAGGTTGAACATTTTGCATATTGTCGAAAAAAATTCCCGTTGGAAAACACCTTTGGGGATGGTGTCATTTACTACGATAGTATCACCATAATTCACCGCCGTTGCCGTTGGGTTGCTTGAATTGATACTAAAAACCCCGGATTCGATATCCAAATCCGAAAAGTTCCCAACTAAATCAACGTCCAATGTATCGGTGTTAACCAATGAAAGGGATGCAACATCAAGGATCGCGTTAAAATTATAATTGTTCCCGGGTAACGTGTAAACAACGGCGGAAATTGGCGTTCCATTTTTACGCAATTGAATGGTAAAATCGCTTGATGGATTTATCGCATTAATCACCCCGGATATGTTTAACGTAACGCTTCCGGCGAATGCCGTTGCGGAATTGTAGGTGAAATCGCTACCGCTTCCGGTGATGGTGAAATTCCCGGCCGTAACGATATCAAATTCAACATTTCCGGCGGCGGATGTGTAGTTTTTTATTTTCGGCGTTGCGTATAGTGCCAACGATGTGTTTTTCGTTAATGCTTTTTGATTATTCGGAACAATCAACCGGTTGAACAATGCCGATGATAACGCCGGGAAATCCCATGTGTAACCGGACGCGGTTAATGTTTTTTCCAATATTTGCCGAACGTACAACGCCGGGCGAAACGTTGTAAAATCAAAATCAACTTTATTTGTTGAAACCGCGCCGTAATCAATCAACGGAAAATACAATCCGGCCCCGGCGATAGTGTCCCATGATGCCGATATGTTCGTATAATTCCATATTGCATCGTATGCGCTAAAATCCAAATCCTCGATTTTCTTATTTGCCAATGCCGCGACAAAACCGCCCAGGGTTCCGAACACTGCGCATTCATATTCAATGAATCCATCCTCAATGATGATTTCAAGGATTCGAAAAACCCCGGTGAATACTTGCATGTTGTCCGCGAATATTATCGCATCCGCCGAAACCGCCGGATTGAAATTTTCACCGATGTTCGTTTGGGTTGAATTATAATCGTTCCGGGCGTTGATGTTGAAAATGTTTCCGAATATCTTGTTATTGTTTTTCGTTCCCGGCAAAACAATGGTTTTCGAAAACGTTGTGTTTTTCGCGCCAAAATCCTTGATATCATCAATCGACATCGTTAACAATGTGCTGAATGATTCGTTAATATCAACGGCTTGTTTTTCTACGAACAATTGGATCATTGGAATTGTGTTTTATACGTTACCCCAAAATCAACCTCAATCATTAAGTTGATCAACCCATCAACAATGTGTTCTTTAAATTCGTAATTATTGGCCGTCATGATGACCGGATATAATTCGCCTTCATCTTCAACATAAACCTCGGCCGATGTTGCCAATTGTGCCAACCATTGATATTCGGAATCGGAAAGCCAATCCGTATTCAATCGCAATTTTTCGCGGAACCGGCCCCCGAATTGCGTTGTTTGTTTATACATTGTATAGTTATTCAACACCGAAACGGCCCCGGCGGAACTTACCCGGTATGGCAATTGTTTGAACGTTTTCCTTTCAACATCGTATGTTTTCCGGGATACCTTGTTGAACATCATGGTTTCATATCCGCCCCATTTATTCAAAAAATGTACATTGTAATTTTTGTACAACCCGGTACAAATGATATTCACCACATAGGTTTTCGTTCCAATGGCCACCGAATACGTTGTTGTTGATGTTGTGAAATTTCCCGGGTATTCATCATTAATGGCCGATGGCGATATGTTAATCAATTGCATTGTATTGGCCGCCGTTGGTGTGATGGATTTCGTCCGGGTTGATGTTCCACCGGTTACAACAACATTAAACGCCGTTGATAATTCGGCAAAATATGGGATGAAATAATTCCCCGTTGTGAATGTCAAATTGATGTTTGCCGGGCGATCGGATAAAACATCATCATCGTAATTCGATAGTGATTCAAAACCCGGGTATCGGCCATTGTAGTAATTGAAATATACGCGTGATGAATCCGTAATCAATACCGCCGATGTTGTTGTTCCGTATTCCTCGCGTATTTTCACCACGCATGAAACGCGCCATTCACCTTCTCCCATTTCATCGGCAACCATTGAACCGCCAACGGATGCGCCAAATGATTGAACGCAATATTCGCGGATCACCGCGCCCAAATCAATAATACCCCGGTTTGATGTTGGATGTGGAAAATATTTCCCTTTGAAAACTTGGGTTCCGTTTATTTCAAGTTCGGCCACATATTTATAATTTGGATATGTTGCCGGATCGGCGGCGTGCGCATCGTAGACAACGTAAACAAGTGGATCGTTTACGGATGAATATTGAACGGGCGTAAATTCGAATGTCATTGTGTGATATTATTTATAATGTCAATTTTTAGCGCAATGCCTAATTCATTTTCCATTTCGGTTTTGAATTCATCCGTTGCCTCGCCCCAAAACCTTCGCGGCCTTAATCCGTTTCTTTTGATGAAATAGGACGCGGTAACGGCGGCCCGGGTTGATGCGTCCATCATTGTTTTGCCTTTTGCTTCACGCGCCGTTACGGCCCGGGAAACGTTCCGGGCCGATGCACCTTCGCGTTGAATCCATTGTTTCACCGACTTGACCATTTCGCCATTTGGATCAACGCCACGCGTTTTAAATGAAAATCGGGAATTTCGATTAATTGCCCACCCGTTTACCCCTTCATCTTGGTACGTTGAATATTCCGGCGCGGTTATTCCGATGCGATACGATTTCCCATCGAATTCCATCATTGTCGGTTGCATTTCATCCGCCATGCGCCCGGATGAAACAACATCCTTTTCATTGATTTTATCGGAAACGATATCGATGTACCGCGCCGCCAATTGCTCAATAGTATTGTTTACATCGCTTAATTCAACCTTTTGAAAATTGGATGTATCTTCCCCCAATAGGTCGATGAACCCATCCGCCAACGCCTCATGTTGAACTTTCGAAAACGATGCCATTATTTATTCAAATGTTTTTGATATGATTGAAACGCCTTCAAATACGATAGATCATTAAACGCTTGGATGATAGGCAAATCGAACGCCTCGGCCAACGTGATCCCTTCATATTCCGCGACTTGTTTTGCCGAAAAAAACCATCCGTATTGATCCACAAACGGGTGTGGCTTTTCGGGTTTGGCTAATTCATCCCCTTCATCTTCCGTTTCTTCCTTTTCAAATAAACCTTTGTATGAATCAACCAACTCAAAAAACGATAGAAAAAAACGCGTGATGTCTTGAAGTACATGGCGAATGTTTGTGTTCAATAATATTTCCGATTTCAATTTATGATCCCGTTTATCCTTCCAAATCGATGCGCCGACCAGGTGCATGGAATCAACTTGCCCGGCCTTCATGAAATGTTGGCATTCGATAAATTGGCCCAATGTGATTTTTGTTGCATCGGTTTCGAACCGGAACCATGAATAAAACGGCTTTTTATCGATGTTGCTAAATTGTTTTGCGATGCGTTTCGAATATTTCAAAAAACGTTTGGGTTCCATGTTGTTTACTTCATCATAGGTAAGGCCGTAAACATCCATGATAATCCACGCCACTTGGGAAACATTATCATCCCCATCATTCCAAAACGCCGAAAGGCGTTGATATTCGCGCAACTTCATGATATTATGTGGCAATTTCCGGCGGTTTGTTGCGGCATAAAAAAACCCGGCGATTTGCCGGGTTGATGTTAATTCAGATTAAACATCGGAGCCATTGAGTATGTGCCGTATGGCATAACATATTCGCGGCCATCGTATGATTTGCGGATTTTGCAACGAACAATCTCGCCACGCTCAATCATGATGAACGCGGTTTTTTCGGTTCTATTCACCAATGTAACGGAAACGATGATGTCATAATTCGTGATCAACCTGGTTGTTAAAGTTTGCTTTGTCATGGTGGATGTGTTTAATTGTGTTTTGATGAATCAAAGATAAAACAATATTGTTAAATACCAAATAAAAAACAATGTTTTTTTTAAATAAAAAAACCCGGATGATCCGGGTTGATGTTTTAGTTAATCCACTTGATAAATTTTTCTCTCGGTGCTTTCGCCTTTCCTTTGGATTGGAATTGATACCACTTTTTATTTTGGGTGTAGTCAATTTGAAATTCACAAAATTGTCCATTGATTTCACATTGAACATAGTTTGAAGATTGAACATAGATTGTTGCAGGATTCAATTTTTCGATAAGTTGTTGTGCGTTCATGATGTTTGTTTTTAATTGTTTCACAAAGATAAAACAATATTGTTAAATTATCCAAATAATTTTAAAATATTTTTTTTACCCCATAAAAAAGGCCCGGATCAACATCCAGGCCGGCCAAAACTAACTAAACACAACATCAAAAATCATCATCATCCGCGAATGAATATTCGCCGATTGCTTCGAATTGGGATAATTTATTCAACCCCACATATCGAACCGCATCAATGGCATGGTTCAAAATATCCTCGGGCGCATTCAATGAACGCCCTTCGCGATCCTTTGCCCACCGGTATTGCCTCAATTCCTTGATCAAGTTTAATGAATTCTTTGTGATTCTCAATTCATAACCTTGCAACCGGTCGATTGATGCTTTGATGGAATCCGGGCCTTTCCTGGCGGCTTCGACATAAAACCCGGCGTTTGTTAATTCCGCAATGGATTTCGGTTCGGCGGAATCGGCAACGATACACCGGGCCGAATTGATCCCGTATTGTTTTAAATGCGATACAATTTCGGCGTTGGTCAACTTCGTTTGATACAACAATTCGTTGATGTATATTTTCCCATCATATCGGTAAACTTCGACCAATGCCGTTGGATCATTTGTGAACCCCCAATCAAGGCCATAGGCGATGAATTCCGATTCGGCCGGTATTCGTTCGCATTGTTGCCAATTTTGGAAAACCACGCCATCCAATGAACCGATTTCACCCAATCCATAAACCCGAAACCAATTGGCCCAAAAAGCGGAACCATTGTCGGCCTTTTCCTTTGCCTTCAATATGAAATTCAACGCCGATTCCGGGCATGCTTCATTGTCGGTGTAATTGATTATGATGAAATCAACATCCGGATCATTGATCAATTCATCATGAAACCAAAACGGGTTTGTCGGGTTCCAATCCAAAAAAACACCCTGCTTTGTCCGGGATGCCAATTCGGTATAGGAATGAAATGACATGTTATTACACTCATTCATGTACAACCAATCCCGGCGCGCACCCCTCAACTTCGCGTCATTGTCCGCGCTAAAAAATTCGATTTGCGATCCGTTTGCGAAATTATATTTGAAATCGGTTGCGTTCCATCGATCATCGAACCATCGGCCCGTTTCAAACATGATTTTTTTGAAATCCTTCATCGCGCCACGTTTCAAATGTGGGATTGATTCGGCCACTATTGAAATTTCGCTAAATGGGTTTTTCGCCGCGATGTCAACCAATATGGGAATGATTGCATAGGTTTTGCCGGCCGATGTTCCGCCCTGGATTCCGCGAACGAATCGCTTCATCTTTAAAATCTTATTGATCGCGGTTGTTCGAACGAATGGCATTCAATTAGTTTTCCGGGAACAATGGTTGTTCGATTTTCAAATCGGTTTGGGTTTTTTCGACCAGGTTGTTCAATCGTTGCGTTATCGATGGATTGTAAAGGCCGGCCATTCCACCGGCGATTTGATCCTCACGAATGACGCGCTTTATACGCGAACAGACATCCGAATAGGATTCGTATGCGCCACCCGTATTCCCGAAATAATCATCCGTATCTTTTATGATTCCTTTTGAAAAAACATAGTTTGAAAACCCTTCATAGGTTAGCGGTTTTTCCTTTGGGCGTTCCACTTGCATTGCCATTCCGCCAACCCAATCACGAACATAAAACGGATTTGATTTTACCTTTGATTGATATTCCTCAAACAATGTCCACATCATTTCCGGTGATTCGATATATTTTTTTTTAATCGGCGGCTTCGGGTTTGCTTGCTTTTTTGGCTTTGCCATCTAATTTGTTTTTGTTTTCGAATACGAACCGAACCAACTCATTCACACATGGTTGACATCCGCGGAATGAAAATTCGGATTGTGGATCAATCAATTTCGAAAGGCGTTCGAACTCTAACAATTCCGGTTGTGATGGGTGAACATCCACGCCGGATAAAATGCGATCATAAAGGAATGTTTGTGATAATACGTCCATTGTTTAAAGTTTTATAAAATTTCGGATGAAATATCCAATTTATTTTTGATTCCGTTTGCCCATAAAAGTTCGGATAACAACATTGATATTTTTATCAAATCTTCGCCATTTTCCAATGTGATTTTTGATTTCATGTTTTGCCATTTGAATTCCACATGAAAAGGTTTTTGCTCAATCGTTGTTTCGCTTTGTTCATTTGGGCCACAATCAAAACGTGATGTGAATGTTGGTTTCATAAATCCATGTGTTTTTTTATTTCAATTCTGGCTTTTTTTATCGTTTTGCATATCCCCGAAAATTCAATCCCGGTGATTGCTTCGACCTTTCGATACGAACCATGCTCGGCATAAAGTTCCAACATTTTCGCATCATACCAATACAACTTTTGCAAAGGTACAACAATGATTTCAACCGGTTGTTCATCGGCTATATCGGAAAACGATTCTAATGCCGTTTCCCGGCCTTGTAATTTGCGGAATGAACTTCGTTCCCACCGAACCATATTAACAAGCATTTTGGCCACGTATGCAACGAATTTGCCCCTTTGATACAAATCAAGGATATCCGTTTCGGGTTTCAACAATAATTCGGTGAACACATGTTGCTTGACATCATCGCGAATATCCGGCGGTTGAATGCGTGATAGGCATTCCCGAAGATCATCCGACCGGTATAATTCCTCGATTATTTGTTTGGCGTTCACTTTGTAAATTTACGGGGTTTTTGTTGTTTGTCTTTTAGGGGATGCGCAGCGTTAGCATAGCGCATTCCCTATAAATATTTATATTTATAGTTATATCAAGTTGATAGTTTTGAAATAGTTTTGTTATAACGTTGTTATTAATCAATTGATTTTCAATAAATAACATACTATAAATTTTTAATATATTGTTGATTTTTGACATATTATAAAAATTCATAATGTTTCACATTGTTTTTTGTAATTGATTGATATTCAATTGATTAATTTTTTTCATCAATTTTTCGGTGTTAATAACAAAAAATAACAAACGTATAACAACGTTATAACAAAACGCATCTAATCAATCGCTTGATATTGACGCGTTAAAGTATTGAAACTGAACGATGTAAACCCAACCTTGCCCAACCACCACCATCGAATTTTTTGCACATAGGCCGTAACAACGTTCGTTTCGAAATCTCGATAGATTGTCAACCCATTATCCGTTTTGTTGAAAAAATTTGCCGATCCACTAATTGAATACATTGTCGGAACTTCATATTTTCCGGTCGATTTGTCCTTTTGTAACTTGGTCGGATGCGCAATTAAAAATATGTGAATTCCTAATTTACGGGCCGCCATCCGGATTTTTGAAAGTACATCCGAAATGTATTGCGTTTCGGTTTGTCCGTTCGGAACTTTGTGTTCGATGTAATTCCAGGGATCAATTAACAATCCTTTGATTCCTTTACGCAAAACCAATTCGGCGGTTTTTGCCAATATTCCATCGATGGTTATGTCCGCTTCCATTGTATTGATAAAAAAGAAATTATCATTTAAATAACCCATAACCATTTCAAGTTCAAATCTTGAAATGCCCATCGATGTTTTATTGAATGGTTTTTCGGATAACTTTTCAATCAATTTGGTTGCATGGAAAACCGGCGGTGAATTTTCAAATGAACAAATAGCCCATTTCCAACCATGATTGATTGATGTTTTAGTCATTAACCAATCCGTAAATTCCGATTTTCCCGATCCGGGAATCCCGGTTATGGTTGTGAAATCACCGGGCATGAATGAAATCAATTCATCCAATGTAGGAATTCCAATCTTTGCGCCTTTCGGATAGCCATTTTCATAGAGATCAAATATTTCCGATTCCAATGTTTCCTTTTCAACAATGCCCGAAATCGGAAACGGGATGGCATTTTCAACCATCGCCTTGACGGCATCCCGTCCATGTTTGATCAATACATCATTGGCATCTTTGCAATCGTTTGGATATTGAATGAATGAACATTTTTCAATCCCAAAACGCCTCGATAATTCATCCTTTAAATTTTGCCCGACTTCATCGTTATCCGTTGCAATGATGATTTGTTTTTTATCGATAAAATATTCCGCGCAATTATCCAGGTACGGCAATTTCATTACCCCCTTTGGTGTTGTTCCATTTGGAACGCTTACCACGTTGTAAATGCCGGATTCATACATCGACATAGCATCAATTTCACCCTCAACAATGATGGCGGTGTCGGTGTCTTTAATTGCGTCCAAATTGTAGAATATCAATTCGGCATCCTTTGCCAACTTGAAATCCTTTCCCGGGCCGCGGAACTTGATGTTGATCAATTCATCGTTTCGGTAATAATTGAAACAAACAACATTGGTTTCCTTTTGCGCTTTCGGCATCCATTCAACCGATTGTGAAATCTTGAAACGCAACAATGTATTATTTGAAATTCCGCGATCTTCAAAATATTTAATGAATTGTGGATGGATTTTTTCCAATCGTTGAACGGGGCGGATGTATTCCTTTGAATCTTTTTCCAATTGGAAATTATAATATTTGGCCACATATTCAACGGCATCATTGAAATTGCAATTCGTATGTTTCATGACAAACGAAAACACATCGCCGGATTCACCACATCCAAAACATTTGTAAAAATTGCCATTCACCGGTATTTTAAACGATGGCGTTTTTTCGTTGTGGAATGGACAATTCCCGACATAATCCGATCCGGATTTTTTTAACTTGACAAATGATCCAACGATATCGGAAACCTTTGCAATTGCTTTCAATTGCATGATTGATTCATGGTTGATCATAAAATCATTTTAGGTTGTTCGGGTTTTTGTTTCCATCGTTTTTCCATTCCGATTTTTCCGGCCTTTGAACGTGATGATTTCAATTCCTTGTATTGATTCATCGAACGAATCAAACGATCGGAAAAAAAGGTTTCATCAACAATCATGAATAAATCATAATTGCGAATAACCGCCTCAACCTTTTCCTTTGAACAATTAATCGAAAAACCAATATCATCAATCGATTCAATCGGCAATTTATTTCCGGGTGCATCGCGTAACATTTCAATCAATGCCCAATAAATGCCGTACCCTTCCATTCCTAATTGGCGGCGCAACTTGATGATTTTAACATCGTTTCGCGCGTTGCTATCATGCGAAAAATAAAATGATTCTTTCATAAAATAAAAAACCTTTACGGGTTCAGGCGTGCCGGCCATCCCCCATAAAGGTCAAAAATGATTTGTTTAAAAATATCCGGCACGATATTTTAATACTACAAACTTACGATTTTATCGTAAAGTTCAAAAAATTGTTCCGGTGTTCCGATGAATTCATAAATGCCACCGGCTTTGCGTTCCCGGATTTGTTCGGTTAATTGATCCGGTCGCGGTTTGTCTTTGCCAACTTTGATTTCAATCATGACGGAACGCCCGTTGATGGTTGCGGATATATCCGCCGTACCTTTCCGGGTTGATGATGGCAACCACTTTTTAACGCCTATTTTTGCCCCCGATGGTTGTTTTTCAACACCATCAACAAGACGCCCCATCACGTTGATCCTCGTGGCCCGGTGGCCCTTCCATGATAGGTAATTGCAAATGAACGATGTTAATCCATTGGCGGTGTCAACCTTCGGAACCTTCGGTTCTAAATAATACCCGTCTTTGTAGGCCGATGGATATTGAATTTTAAACCATTCCAAATGCGCGGACATGTACCGGGGGTGATCAATTTTTTTTGCCATCGGAATATGTTTCGTTGTAGTATTTTAAAAAATATGAAGGTTTTTTATCCCAATACTCAGCTCCACCATTTACCAAATCTCTCTGATATTGCATCCATTTAACACCTTGAATGAATGCTTCTGAATGTTGCTCTTTCTCGATTGCTTTTGCTTGTTGAATTAATTCATCATAAATTATTAATCCATTTTTGCCGAATACTTTATCAACGAACCAATCAACTGCAGTTTGTTGTGCCATTGTTTATTTGTTTATTGCGATTAAAAGTTTAAAAAGTACACATGTAATAATAAATGTTAAAGCAGTTCCTGCAATAAATAATCCACTTGATGCGATGGTTTCATCATGTTCCAACATATCAATAGACTTTCGAAACAACCAATTAAAAACATGTTGTATAAATACGATGAATAAACATAGTGATATTGTTGCGATTGTTAGTGCCATATTATTTTTTTTAAATTATCCCAAACATTGAATCGCGTTTCCTTTCATCGCTTCGTTTTTTCCGTTCCGCGTTTTCGCATAATTTACAATAAACCGCCATCCTATCCTTTCGGGCGGTTGATTTGCTAAACATTGTTTTTTCTTTGAACTTATTGCATTTCGGGCATGTTTTTCCGTCCATTGTTTATTTTTTATTTTTGAGTTGTTTCCATTATGGAAATAGGTTAAAAAATGAGCCAGGGTAGAAACCCCGGCCCGTTCACAATTAAAAACAAATATCTAAAATGGTAAATCATCAATCACGTTGGCCGGTGGCGCATCCGGTTGCCTTAATTCGGATTTTTTAAAATTACCGATGTACGTTTTTTTCTCTTTTGCTTCGCGTTGTTCCTTTGATTGCCTTACCGAAACGGAACCGATGTTCCCGTATTGATCAACATTTTCATTGATCCAAATGTCGATGTTTAAATACAACTTGCCGTTTTTTGCTTGCGTTAATTTTTCCTTCGGGATGTCCGAAACGCAAATCGAACCATTGAATAATTGATTCATAAAATTGTCGGGTATAGGGAGCCGATGCCTTTAAAAGTTGATATTATGATTTTTTAAATACTAAAATATTTTGGTGAACCTTTACAAGTTTTTGACTTTTCATGTTTCCATTTGCGCGCATACTTGCGCTTGCAATTGTATTCAATAAAATACCTTCATTGTAAAATTTCATGCCTGACTTTTGAAATGCCCTTATTGTGTCCGGAACGAATCCAATGTAATCGCCTTTTTTATCCCTTACTTCGCCGACTACAAAACAAGCATATCCGCCGGATTTTAAAAGTTTGCAACTTTTTTGAATTATGCTTTCGTAAAGTTCTAAAAATTGATTGTATGGCTTATTGCTTATATCGCCATCCAAATCACTATAAACTTCCAAATCCGCGTATGGTGGGCAACTAAATACCATATCAAATTTTGTTTGCCATGTATCATTTAAAATGATATTACTATCGCCAACGTACCATTGCGGTTGATTATCCATCGGCAAAATATCCAACGCTTGATCCCGGTTTGAATCAATTTGTTCCTTCCTAATATCAATTCCGGTGTATTTATAACCCAAATAATTGGCAACAACGCCACGAACGGAACCCCCGGCAAATGGATCTAAAATTGAACCACCGGGAACACAAAACCAATTGTATAAAACTTCGCACAATGCCGGATCGAAAACGCTAACATATTCCGTTTGATTTTTTTCAACGGCCATCGTTCCCATGTTTATCACTTTTGAATCGCGCCCGACTTCGCTCTTTATTCCTTTTGCAATCCATAATTTTTTACGCCTTTGCCAATTCCCGGACTTTGTGTCCAATACCGAAAACGGGGGTTCGATAAAACGATCGCGTAAAATTTCATCCTTTATGATTTCGTTTCCAAACAAATCTAAATTCATATCGCGATATTTTCAGGAATTCCGTATTTCAAAATTTGCCGTTCCCAAAATTCGGGCGATTGCCGGATCAACGCCTTTTCGGTATTTAGCGTTTTCGGACATACCCGAATGATGATCCCGGTTGGCGTATTGGTTGCCAAACAATACCCGGTTAATTGATTGCCATATCCGAAATGATCAATTGATTTGCCCAATGGCATTTCCGAAACCTTTAAATCAACAATCAATCGGCCGGGGCGAATCAAATCAATACGGCCTTTGTATTGCATCGACAACCCGGCATGTTCCATGTTACATGTTACCGATACTTCGGATTGCATGTGTTTAACCAATTCGCCGATTTGGAACAATAATACCCGGGCAATGGGAACAACCAATTCCCGATTGGCCCCGTTGTATTTTTCCGGTTCCAAAATGTAATTGTGAACGGCGGTTCCCAACATCATTTTTTTAGTGGGTACGAAATCGCCGTTTTTGATTCCGGAATAGGAAAGGCCGGGCAATGCGCGGTATTGGTCAAAATCCAAACCGGGATGAACTTTCAATCTTGTTACTTGCATGTTTCAATCGTTTCAATGCCAGGGATTACATTTCCGGTTTCGTTGATATGCTTTGCCAACGCATCCGCCATTTGTCCGATGGTTAACTTTGTCCATGATTTTACACGAACGTATTGGTTAACATAGGGCCACAACCGAATGAAATTCGAAACGATTGTTTTTGCCCATTGCTCGGTTTCCTCCGCCTTGATTTTGATTTCCTTTTTTACTTTGGGCGTTTCAACGATCAACGTTTCGGCTTCGGCAATCAACGCGTTGGTTGCGGTTTCGAATTCCAAATCCATTTCAAACGCCATTTCGGCGATTTGTTTATGCTTTTCGATGGATTCGATGGCAACATCAACATTGGCCAAATCATTGGAATAGGTTGACCAAATTACGGAAATGTTTTTAATTGCCGTTTGTAAATCATCCGCCGGATTGTATTTTTCAATCGAATCATAGATTTCTTTTGCCAATCCATCGGAAATCAATTTCCGGTCGAACTTTTGAAATTCCGGTAATTTCCAATCGTTCAAAATACGTTTCATGTCTTGAACCATCGCCGGGATGGAATGCGTTGGATGTTTTTCTTTTAGGCAATTGGAATAGGATTCCAATGTAATGCGTTCAAGTTCATGGCGATATTGCGCCGCAATCCGGAACCATTCGTTCACAATGTGCGCCTTCAACGCCGCCGTTTCATTGGCGATGGCTTGTTGTTTTTGGGCGTTTTCGGCGGCTTGTTTGCGCATTTCCAATTCGATGGCGGCGGCTTGCTCGATTTGTTCCGCCATGCGTTTTTCGAATGCCGTTGCCGGCGTGATCAATTTATCATCAATCATGCGCGTAAATTCCAAACGTTTGGATTTCGCATCCGCCATGACTTGTTTTGCCGATTTGATATTGTGTTGAACAACATCAAGGGGGTTGCCCTCGATGCCATTCATGTAATCTTGAACGGCCAATTCGGCGCGTTGTAATTCATCGAACAATGATGTTTTAATGTCGGCTAATTTTAACCAACCATTTTGAACCGGTGTCAAATTCATAAAATAAAGTTTTCTTTGTTTTTATATTCCCTGGCAACATCAAGTTGCAGGCGTTGGCCATCGGTCAATTCAACGTTTTCAATCGCCCATTCCCACAATGTCAATTCGGAACCGGTTGCCATTTGTCCGGCTTCAATACTGGCGCAAAGTTTTTCGAATTGTTCCGGTGTCAACGATCGTTTTGTTGACTTCGGCGTTTCGATAACTTCGGCGGTCGTTTCTTCGGTTACGGATTCCATTTCTTCGGGAACGTAAACCGGATTTTCGTAAATGTCGGGCGTGTACCATTTAACGCCGTTTGACATGGCCCGGGCGAATAACATGTTTTTTGGGAATTTGTCCAGGTTTTTGGTTCCGGCTTTTTTGGCATCATCAATGGTGAATGTTGAAACGCCCAGGGATTGCAACCCATTAGCCGGCAACTTGGCAAAATATTCAATTGAACAAATTTTATCCGAATGTTCCAAAACTTTGTAATCGTACTTTCCAAATCCCTTAACCCTTGCCGCCATTAATCCGGCCCCGATGGTTGGTTTTCCTTGAATGATATGGATTCCCGACATGGCCGCGAATGGTGAAATTCCCATTTCGGCCCCGGCCATGATTTTCACAACGGCTTGTTGCGCCGATTTAATGTCGGAAAACATTCCCGACTTGAAAAACGTTTCGCCGATTGTTAGCGCATCGGCCGCGCTTTTTACGATTTGATTCATGTTGTGGGTTTTTTTATGATTCCAATGATGGGATGATCAACGCCTTTACGGCCTTTGTAAGTGATCCGTATTTTTTAACGATTGCTTTCTTATCGGCATCCTTTAAATAGGCCGATACCAATTTCGCGTGTTGATCGGCCGGAATTTTCTTTCGACCTGGTTTTAATTTTTCCATGTGTTTTGATTTTTTGATTTGATGCAAATATAGGGAATATTTGATATAAAAAATAAAATAAAAAATATTTTTAAAAATGTTTTGTAATATGGTTTTTTAGTTTATCTTTGAATTCACAATCAAAAACAAATAACATGGCAACTGCAAAAACAAACATTTGGAATTTAAAAATTGGCGATGTCATCACCTTTACAAGTTTATCTGGTTACAAAACTTTTTTGAATGTATATAGGGTTGAGGAAAAAAGTTGGTATGGTGGGAAAGGCCAAGTTAATGCCAGAAATAGTTATGGAACTTTGGAAAAACTTTCGAAATTGCCCGGCTTTCAAATCATCAGAAAATCAAAATAAATCACCTCGGGGCCGGCAATACCGGCCCCATAACATCAAATCAAATGCAAAAGTTCATTTCAACCTACATCGCCGAATTCATCGCCGGAATCGAAATCACAAAATCAAAACCGGCGAAATGCGATTGTGGCGAAACCTACACATTGGTAACTGATAACGATGAATACATCGTTTGCGATTCATGTTCCGATTTTTATAATTCAAAAAATGTCAAATAATGAAAAATAAAACAATTCTAACATGGGCCATCATCATCACATTGCTTTACATTGTCGGACAACTCCAGGATCAATGGTGCCGGTAACGCCTTATGAAATATGGCAAATGGAACGATATGGAAATTTTATTTCCGAATCGAACCCAACGCCACCGGAACCAAGCAAAACATTTTTTGAATATCAAATTGAAATTTATGAATTTAATGAAGTACATAATCAATGAAAATGGGCCGGTTTTATTCCCGGAAAAAACATTTGTTCAAGTGCCTGGCGAAATCCAATCATCCGGATATTGTTCGTTTTGGTATAGTCCAGAAACGCAACGTTTCGAATGCTTTACCACCCCGGAACCAACCGCAACCCCGAATGATTACGTTATCATTGAAAACTTTTTAAATGGCTAAAATCGTAGCAATATGGATTCGGTGCCGTTCGTGCCGATCCCTTTACACCATCTCACATTTAAAACAAAGTATATGCCCGAAATGTCATGCCATAAATGGCCCGAAATGAACACAATTGAACGCCATCGTTTAATTGGCGAACTGATTGACGCGATGATATATTCCGAAAACGCGGTAGCGATTCTCAAGGATTGCGTTGAAGGTTTCCGGGCCGCCGGATACATTAAATCCATAATTTTACCGGATAATAAAACGCTTGAAAATGGTATCTAATTTCATTACTTCAATCCATCATTTGCGCATCGCCACCGAATACATGGATGATATTGTACGGCAATATCCCGGTTCCCGTTCATGCGTTTTGTTTCAAAACTATTCCAAAAAATGCAAATGGATATTGCGCGATATTGCCACCTATCCACATTTTACCGATGAAATCCGGGATGGCATCCAATCGGAAATAAATTCCGATCCGCTAACATACCGCGCCATCATGGAACGCATTTCATTGCTTGCCCCGGATCAACGCAATTTGTTGGAATTCGTGATTGATGATCTATTGAATGGTAAACAAATCAAAATTCAAGTCGATGAATAACCGCCAATTTCAACATGGTTTCATTACCGGCTTTCTTGCCGCGATGATTGCAATTTTAATAATTGGATTGATATGAAAAAAAACATTGAATTAATTGTGCAAGTTATTTTCTTTTTTGTCATCGCGATACCAACCGCCATTTGTTTCTATATCGCCAATGAAATATTTTTCATCTTCAAAAGATTGTTCAAATGAAAATAACTCATTCAATCCAGGAATACATTGAGAAAAACGAAATCCGGAAAAACGTTCGATGGCGTATTCATGGCGGCCGATGGTTTTTTGAATTGTTCCCCGGATTTTGGCAACACGAACATTCGTTTGATCGGTTTTTCCCTAAATACGATTTCGCCCGGTTCAATGATAAGGGATCAAACCCGGACAAAACGAAAATTGTATGAAAAAATATGTGTTGCGGTGCCGGACAATGGCCGGGAATACTTTGTTTTTTTGCCATCAATACGTTGCCGGATCGAAACAAAACGTTTTCGTTTCGAATATCAACCAGGCCTTAATATACTATGAATACCAAATCGGAACCGCGGAAATTGAATTACTTAAACTCATGTCAAATTATGGAATCAAATCCTACACAATTGAAATTTTGTAAATATTGCAAGGAAACCAAATCACGCGATTTGTTCCCGGTTAACATCATGCTCAATGATCACCGGGAAAACAAATGTAAAAAATGCCGATCCGAATATGATAAAATGAAACGCGCTAAACGGAACGCGGATAGGGAAATATCACATTTTTAGTAATTGGAATAAATGGTTTTCCCGTTTACCCTTGACGCGCGCAATATTTGTTTGCGTTGCTTACCGGTTGTTTCATACGAAACGTGAACCCAATCCGGATTTTGTGCATCCCCGAATTCATAAATCAATTGATCAAATATTAGGCTATCCTTGATGTAATCAAAAACCATGCGATTGGTAACGCCATGTGGCGTGCCGTCCATGTCAATGTCGATGGCCTCACCCGAACAATGTTGTGATGTTGCGGAACCCCCAATCGCGGCGTTTAATTCCTTTGAACGATATCCGGATGAAATAATAATCGGACAACGGAAATGGGTTCGTATTGGTTCAAATATAGCCTCGGCCAATATTTTAAAATTGTTGATGTGTTCCGGCGTTGGCATGTTTGAAATTCCTTTGCGCTTTGCGGATTCCGACCGGGTTACTTCGGCCAAATCTAAATGTTCGGATAATTTCATTTTTTAAGTTTTAGATAAATAAACCCGGCAATCGCCAGAATTAAAATAATTAGCCATCCGGCGCGCCTTTCGGCCTTTCGTTCCCATTCCATTGCCTTCGCATTTGATGCCGTTAAATCGGCTTGTATTAAGTTTAAACGGGCATTGTCAACAACAACGGATTTGATTGTATCGTGAATGGTAATGGATTTGACAATATCGCGATATTTCAACCGGGTTAAAAACGTTGTATCGTTCCGGGTTTCAATTTGTATCGTTGTATCATTTTGAACCAATGTGTCGACCTGGATAGTTGTATCGGATTTCACAATGTACGTTGTATCATTGGCGCAATAACCCCCGGCAACCACAACCTTCGCAACGGCATCAAGTTTGTTTTGATCGCGCAAAACTTGTTTCACCGGATTACATGATAGCAACCACAACAACGTAAACAACAAAATCAAAACCAATAAAACGACATTGATCGGATCAACTTTGATTTTCATTGGTCGGCTTTTTAAATATCTTTTCCGCGGATGTTAATCCCAACGCCGCGAATGCCAATGATGCTACCGAATAAACAAGCGCCTCCGATGGATCGGTTTGTTCCGTATGATTGGCGTATAATGTCCAACATAGGAACCCGGCGCACATTACCCCCACCAAACGTTTTGATGATGCCTGGCCGTTTTCCGAAACAAAACCCGATAAAAAATTAATTGCCTTTTTCATATTCGGTTGAATCTATTGATTGAATGGAATCGGTTGTTGTGCGTTTCCGGCCCCAAAAATTGGTTTTTTCTTTTATGATAATCGTATCATGAATGATGATCGTTTTCACCTTTAACGCCTTGAATGCGCGCAAATCCTTTGCGTTTTGTTGTTCCTTGACATGAATAAAATGATCAACTTTTGTGATCAAATTCGGTATGGTGTCCGTCCTGGAAATTGATTTTTGCAATAATGTATCAACATGATCAACAACAATGGTTGATTGTTGTTTCATTTCACATGCCACAAATAACACTATGCAAAAAATGTATTTCATTTGATGGCTCCCATTTCCTTTAATGTCAAAAGTTTGGCGGTTGTGGCGGCCAACAACGAATCGGAACGTTTAAGTTGAACCGATAACGCATCGATTTTCAATTCAAGGTTTTCAATTTTCGCGCCTTGCTTTTCGATTTGTTCCGTATACATTAATTTTTGATCAATGTATAAATAACCGATGGCAAACAAGGTGATGAATAAAAACGCCTTTACCGGATCTTTGCTAAATTGCTCAAATGACAAAGGAAATGCCTTCATAACACATAAAGTATTTATACGGATTTGTGGCGAAAAATACTTAATTGTTGCAATTAAAAAACAACACCATCCCGGGAATGAAATGGTGTTATTGTTTTTTTAATCTTCGGATTTTTCCTCTTGCATTTTTTGCGCAATCTTTTGATTAACCTCTTGCAATTGTTTTTGCAAATATTCCAAATTGCTTAAAATGTCATAGGCCTGGGCCTTCAGTTCGATTAATTCCATGTTGTTTAATTTTTTACAAAATTACTAAATTTAATTTATCCGCTGACCATTGATATATCCATGCATTTATTGCCATTGCAGGTTGGTCTCCCCATGCAACGTATTCCTCGCCAGAAATCGTGAGATTGCCTTGAG